GCCGCCGCGACTTCCTCGCGGACATGGTGGCAAGCATGGTATTGGACGGGAACGCTTTCGTGCGATTGGTGCGTTTCGATGGCGAAGTGGTCTCTTGCGAGGTGCTTCCACCATCCCTCGTGACCGTGAGCGACGACGGCACCGACCCGGCCGCGCCCAAGCTCCGCTATAGCTATCTGGGCCATGATTACACAGCCGACCAGATCGTTCATTGCAAGTTTTTGAACGTACCGGGCCGGTTGCGTGGGCTTGGGCCAATCTCGGCGGCGCGTGAGGAGGTGGAGGCCGCGCAGATGGCCCGCACCTACAAGGCCAAGTTCTATAGCGACGGTAGCAACCTCAAGGGCTATTTGCAGACGGAGGAAAAGGTGACTCCGCAGGTGGCCAAGGACGCCAAGGAGGCGTGGAAAGCCACGGGTGAGGCCGGCGACGTGAAGGTGCTCGGCTCGAAACTCAAATACGTTCCCTTGGATATGAAACCGGCAGATTTGCAGTTTTTGGAGACTCAGAAGTTCGACACCACTCAGATCGCGCGGCTTCTAGGCATCCCGGCGAGCATCATGTTGGCGGCCGTTGACGGTAGCAACCTTACTTACTCGAATATCGAGCAATCGTGGATCGAGTTCGCCGATTACACGTTGGCGGCTTATGCGGGCGAGATAGAGGAACTTTTCAACCGTTTGTTGCCGAGGGGCCGCACGGCCGCGTTCGACTGGGACAGCAGCCGGCGCGCCAACATGGCCGACCGGTTCAACGCCTACAAGACGGCGATAGAGGCCGGGTGGATGGACGTGAACGAGGTGCGCGCAAGGGAGGCGTTGCCGCCTCTCATCGCGGTACCGCAACCGGAACCACAGGAGCAGCCACAGGAACAGGAGACGCAGAATGAAGCATGAAATCGGGTTTAAGGGCGTGTGCCTACGCGCGGCCGAAGAGGGCGACGGGCACACGTTGGAGGGTGTGGCCGTGCCCTACGGCAGCGTCATCAGCACATGGGACGGTGCCGAGACGTTCGACGCCGATTGTGTTTTCGACGACACGGACACGGCGAAGCTCTGCTATCAGCACGGTGAGCTTATCGGCCGTATCCTCGACGCACACCCCCAAGAGGACGGCTTGCATATCACGGCGCATATCAGCGACACGCAGCGCGGCCGGGACGTGGTGGCCCTGTTGCGCGACGGCGCGCTGGACTCGCTCAGCGTCGGATTCATGCCGATTGACGACGAGGTGGACAAGCAGGGCGTTACCCACCGCAGACGCGTCCGATTGTTGGAGGTTTCGGTGGTGTCGTGGCCGGCCTACGAGGCCGCGAAGATCACTTCGCAGCGCAGCAGCGAAACTACCCACGAAAACATGAGGGAAACCGGAAACCAGAAAGGAAACGAAATGGACCTCAACGAAATCAACGACAAGCTGAACGGCATCATGGACGAACAGCGCAGCATGAAAGCCGCCATTGCCAGGAACACCGACAGTGAGCCGGCCAAGGTCATGGGCGCTGAGTATCGCACGGCCGGCGACTATCTTCAGGCGCTCTACCGTGGCGACGAAGCGGCAGTGCAGCTCATGCACGAGTGCCGCGACCTCATCGCCACCGGCGACACCGGCAACAAGGTGGCATGGATTAGGGATGATTTGCGACTGATCGAGCAGCGCCGCAAGGTGACCAATATCCTCACCCATGACACGCTGCCGGACAAGGGCATGACGATGGAATACAACGTGGTGGCGTCCGACACCGCCACGGTGGACAAGCAGGAGAACGAGGGCGGCGCGTTGCAGTTCGGCAAGGTCACGTTCGGCACCAAGAGCGCAAACATCGAAACCTACGGCGGCTACACCACGCTTTCGCGCCAGACCATCGAACGCAGCACCACGCCCATGCTCAACACCGCGCTGGCGGCGTTGCGCAACGCCTACGCCAAGGCCACCGAAAACAAGGTGCGGACGTTCCTGTATGACACCATCGCGGCTCAGCGCGACGCCGAGACGGACGCGAACAAGATCGATGCACCGGCCCAACTGTCGGCAATGACCATCGACCAGTGGGCCATGCTGATCATGGACGCGGCGGAACTGGCCGACGACCGCAACGTGAGCCTTACCCGCCTGGGCGTTTCCAAGGACGTCATGGCCGCGCTTGTCAAGCTCAAGGACACCGGCAGCCGTTTCTTCGACCTCAGCGGAGACGGCAGCGACACGTTGGGCGACTTCGACCTTACGGGCATCGCGGGCAAGTTCCTGCGCGTCCCGGTGCAGATGCTGCCCAAGGCCCCGGCCGGTACCGCGTGCTTCATCGACCCCGAGGCCGTGACCGTTTGGGAGTCCGGCGGCCCGACCCAGCTCAGCGACGGCGACCCGACCAAGCTCACCGAGAACTACAGCGTCTACGGCTATATGGCTGTGGCGGCGACCCAACCGCTCGGGCTTATCCCTGTGAAGTTCGCGGCAACGGCCAAGTCTGGCGAGTGACATGGCCGACGACTGGACGAACTATGAGGCGGCAGTGAGGGACGAAATCAACGTTCCCACCGGCGACGACGACCGGGTGTGCCGCGTCATCCAAGCGGCCATCGGCTATGTTCGCGGCGCGCTCGGCGATAGGAACGTGGGGAAGGAGGTCATGGCGGACTGCGTTACCTCTTGCGCCGCCGACCTCTACAACAGCCGGGACGCCAGACTGGGCGTCATGAGCGTGGGCGACGGCACGCTGGAACCGTTCAGGGTCAGCAGCGACCCGTTGCGCTCGGTGTGGCCGAAACTCAACGCGGCCGGCATCCTGACCGGGAGCGTGGTAATCGCATGAGCAGCCAAGTAACACGAGAGCGCGAAGCCCTTATGGACATGCTGACGGACGCCATGGGTGACCTCGCTTGCGTCGTCACCATCGACGCGCAGGACGCCCGCCCGTTGCCAGGCAGAATAGCGGTGCTGATAGACCCGCCGGAACTCACTTTCGAGGGCTGGCATATGCAGACCATCACTTGGACGGTGAACCTCATCGCCGGCACCATGGCCACGCAGGCGCTCGCCTTGGACCTGTTGACCGACGGCGTGCAACGCTTGCACGACCGCCAAGTGAACTTGCGGGACGCGAAACCCAGCACGTTCAACCTGACCGGAGTGGGCAGCCTGGCCGCCTACACCATAACCCTCAATCCATTGGACTCATAGAAAGGACACAATCATGACTGGAAAGATCCGCACGCTCGGACCAGGCATCTTCAAAATCACCGACACGGAAAATGGACGCGATTTCAGTGCCGACTTGACGAAAGCGCAGCTGAATCCCTCGAACAGCAGCGACGACCCGACCACCTACCTCGACGGATCAGAGGAGACGAACACCACGACCACGTGGACGTTCGAGGGCACCGTCGGCGACGACTTCAGCGAGGACGGTCTGGCCGTCTGGTTCTTCGACCACAAGGGCGAGACGCTGCCGGCCCAGTTCGTCCCGAACAATACCGGCAAGATCCAGTGGACCTTCAACGTCACCATCGCGCCAATCGCCATCGGCGGCGACGTCAAATCGAAGAACACGAACGATCTGAGCTTCGCCGTCACGAGCGTCGCCCACGCACCGTACACGGGCAAGTGATGACCGGCAAGGCATTGATGGTCGTCGGCCAGAAACGCTTCGTGCAGACGATGCGCAAGGCCGGCGCGGACATGGACGACCTGAAGGAAGTGAACCGCGCGGCAGCGCAGATCGCACTGCCCGCCGTCCGCAACCTCGCCCCACGAGGCAAAACCGGCCGGCTGGCCGGCAGCCTGCGTGCCGGAGCGACGAAACGCGCCGGCGTCATCCGCGCCGGCCGCAAGGCCGTGCCATACGCGGGCCCAATCAATTACGGCTGGCCGAAACGGCACATCCGGCCACGGCTCTTCGTCAACAACGGCGTCGCCTCCACCGAGAGCCAATGGCAAAAGGTCTACAAGGACTTCATCGACAAGACACTGAAGCAAGTGAAAGGAAAATAATGGCAACCACAAGAATCACCTACACGGACGGTACCAGCGAACTCGTGCCGATCACGATGCGCGCGACATGCAAGGCCGAGGCGCACGCCATCGAGGCCGGATGGGGCACCATCACCCAGTCACCCGTCCGTTCCGGCGCGTACGCGGCCTACGCGGCCCTGCGCATGACTGGGCGCACCATGCCTGATTTCGAGCATTGGCTGGACACCGTGGCGTCATTCGACCTTGCTGCAGCGAAGGAGGAGCCGGAAGAGGGAAACCCTACGGACTAGCCGCGTGGCCACAAGACTCGCTCGGCCGTCTCTCGTTCCTGCTGGCGAGTCGTTTCGGCGGCACGCCATGGCAGTGGAGGAACGAGGCCGACGAATTGGATTGGGGCACCGGACTGGCCGAACTGCTCAAGGAAGCGGAAGAAACACGGAAGGAGTGAACCATGGCGCACAGCGCGATCATGAGCGTGCGCATCACCGGCAACGCCGATGATGCCGTCAAGGCGTTCGAGAAGACCACCACGAAGGCGGCCGCTTTCGGCAGCGCCATCGGCGGATTGGCCGTCAAGGGCGTGACCGCGCTGTGGAACACGGTGAAGGGCTTCGCCGGCGACGTGGTGAACATGTCGGACAGCACCGACAAGTTCATGAACACCATGAGCTTCGCCGGCATCGACACCAAAGCCGTGCAGGCAGCCACGAAGGAAACCCGCAAATACGCCGACGCCACCGTGTACGGCCTCGATGACATCCAGAACACCACCGCGCAGCTGGCGGCAAACGGCATCGGCAACTACATGGAACTGACCGAGGCGGCCGGCAACCTCAACGCGGTGGCCGGAGGCAACGCCGACAGTTTCAAAAGCGTGGCCATGGTCCTCACCCAGACCGCCGGCGCGGGAAAATTGACCACCGAGAACTGGAACCAGCTTGCCGACGCCATCCCTGGCGCGTCCGGCAAACTCCAGGAGGCGCTGCTGAAGAACGGCGCGTACACGGGCAACTTCCGCGACGCCATGGCCAAGGGCGAGATCACGGCCGACGAGTTCAACCAGGCGCTGCTGGACCTCGGCATGACCGACGTGGCGAAACAGGCCGCGACATCGACCAGCACCATCGAGGGAGCCATGGGAAACCTCGAAGCAGCCGTCACCGGCGGCCTGACCGACGCCTTCAACCTCTTCAAACCGGCCGTCACCGGCGGCATCAACGCGGCCGCAACGGCAGTCACAAACCTCGCGCAGAACGGCACGCAGGGATTGCAGACGTTCTTCACACAGGTCAAGGACACCGGAGCGTTCACCGCCTTGCAGACGGCCGCGCAGTCGGTCGGCGGCGGACTGCAATCATTGTGGAACGGCATCATGGCCGTCGTGAACGCGATGACCGGAGGACAGCCGGCCGGAACCTCGTTCGGCAACGTGCTCAACACCGTCGCCACGGCCGCGCAGACGGTCGGCAGCTGGCTGAAGACCGCCGGCAACTGGATCAGTCGAAACACGGATCTCGTGACACCACTCGTGGCCGCCGTCGGCAGCGCCGTGGCGGCCGTCACCGCCGTCACCACCGCCATGCAGCTGGCCGCCGTCGCTCAGGCACTGCTCAACGCGGTCATGAACGCGAACCCGATCATGCTGGTCATCACGCTCATCGCCGCACTCGTGGCCGGACTCACCTACTTCTTCACCTGCACCAACACCGGCAAGGCCATCTGGTCGAGCTTCACCAATTTCATCGCCGGATGCGTCTCGGGCATCCTCGGATGGTTCAGCGGCCTCGGCAGCTCCATCGGCGGGGCCTTCAACAACGCCGCGAACAGCGCGAAAAACACTTGGAACGGCGTCGTCTCATGGTTCCGTGGCATCCCGAGCACAATCGGCGGCTTCTTCTCCGGAGCCGGCACACTGCTCTACAACGCCGGCGCAAGCATCATCAGCGGATTCCTCAACGGCCTCAAATCGATGTGGAGCAACGTGACCGGCTGGATCAGCGGCATCGGCGACTGGATCAAGGCCCACAAAGGCCCGATCAGCTACGACCGTCGCCTGCTCATCCCCGCCGGCCAGGCCATCATGACCGACTTCGCCCAGGGCCTCAACACCGGGTTCGACAGCAACGTTGAAACCGCTATCAGCCGCGCCAACCGCAGACTAGCGGCCATGCCCCTCAATCTCTCCGCCCAGGGCAACACGGCCACGCCAGTGGTCAATACCTGGAACGTGGAGATCAACGGCGAGGTCATCGACAAGGACGGCACCGCCAAGGCCATCAAACGGCTCCTGGCCGACTACGACGCAAGGAGGTCATGAGATATGCAGCAGTGCTTCATGTTCATCGACACAGGCAACGGCTGGACACCCGTCAACGACTCAGCCAAGGACATCGCGGCCCTCGACTCGTTCACCATCGACTGGGGAAGCGACGGCATCGACGAACAGCCCGAACCTGCCGTGATGTCGTTCACCCTCCGCGACCGCACCGGACGGCTCGCAGGCCAGGCATTGACGTTGGTCGGAATGAAAGTGGTCGTCCAATTCTCCAACCAGCCTCGATGGATGGACCTGACGCCAGCGATGGGCGGCTGGCGCGATCTGCGCATCCCCATCGACTCGCTCCACAAGACGTATTCGCCAGACTCGCCAGACTCGCCAGACTCGCCATCCGAAACAATGTTCGCCGGCAGCGTGTCCACCGGCGGCAGCATCGAACCGGCCAGCGACGGCGGGTGGCTGCTCAAACTCTCCGCCACATCGAGGATGGCCGTATGGAAACGTCTGCAATCACAAGGACCGACAGACACGGCCGCGAAATGGAACGGCGCGCACTGGATAGGCACGCCATCCGCACGCCTCGCGGAGATGAACCGCAGGGCCTCGGCGCAGGGAGCGCCGGAAGCCCAACTGGACGGGCTCGCCCTGCCGTCAAGCGTCGCACCATACACGTCATCCGACCATCCATCGCAGCTCGACCTGCTGCACCGGCTCACCGTCGGGCCACGACTCCCGCAATGGCACGAAGTCTACGACGGCTCGGCATCCACCCTCAGGCCGCTGTTCCTCGCCGACCCGATCGCCGTGCATCTGTCAACCGATGGCCGACTCACCGTCCTCACCGACGGAGAGACACGATACGCGCTCTCGGCGGCCGACATCGAGGCATCGACGGATCTGAGCATCACCGAACCTTTGACACAGGTCGTCATCAACGCGAAACGCGTCAAATCGGACAACGGCAAGCTCTCTTTCGACGACGTGGAAATCACGATGGGAGACCAGGACCGTCTGCCACCACAATTGACCGCCATGCAGAAGAGCCTCACCGTCGATTCCGACATGCTCGCCGTGGACGACTCGGGCGGCGTATGGAACAGCGGCGGCACCTCGACCGTCAGCGACACGGACCGCGTCAACATCGCGCAATGGCTCGAATCGCACGACCTGCGCATGGTACCGGAGACAGTGACGTTCAACAGCACGCGAATCGACCCGGCACGACGGCCATGGCTGTACAAGGCAAGCCCATCCGGCCCGTTCATCATCGTCAAGGCCAAGGCGTCGGCCCTGACCGGCTCAGACGGCCGACCGTCCTTCACCGGCCCCATCACGACCATCGGCGGGACGCTCTCATACCGGTGGCGCAACGGCAAACCGACACTCACCCAGGAAGCGACGCTGGCCGCGCTCCGGCCGCTGCTGACGAAACGGATCACATGGGCCGACCTGCCCACCCTCAGCTGGCAGCAGCTCGACCTGCACATCTGCGACCTCTCGATGATCCAGATCATCGACACTTCTTCGCCCACCGCCGAAAAGGAAGGAACACAATGACAGCAACAACACCAATCTACGGCCTCTCGTATCCGGAAGGCTCCGACCTCGTGTCAACCGCGCCGGACTCGTTCAAGGCCATGGCCGACACCTTCGAGACCGCGCTGGATACCGTCGATAGACGCTCCACCCCAGCCGGTGCGACACCTGTGATCGCCACCACGCTCGAATCGCTGAAGGCACAGACGGCCACGGTCGGCCAGACCGGCTTCGTCACCTCGGACGGCGACAACACCGGCACGTACATCTGGGACGGGACCAGCTGGCATCACGCACACTGGTACACCGCCGATGACAAAGCCAAAACAACGCTTGTCAACAAATCAGGCTGGAAATGCGAATACATGATAAAACATGGATTCGTTTACGTCACGGTTAATCTCTCGGACAGTGGCAACAAAGGATGGAGCGAAAGCCAAATGCCCGGCACGCTCCCCGAGGAAGCACGACCGCCGCTCGAACTGAATTTCGCGCCGATGTGCTCCAACAACAATTCAATCGGTGTATTCATCGTCAAACCCACCGGACTTATCATCTACTCGCGTCGCGGCGGCTCGCAAATCTCCGACAATCGTTATGCAACCATGATGTGGCCGGCCGCATGACGGATCTCATTATCGCCCTCGTCGGCGCGGTCGGCGCGGTAGTCGGCGCACTGGTCTCCACCCTCTCGGCCGCCGCGAAGAACAAGATGGAAGCCTACAGGCTCGCACAGAAGATGCAGGCCGACAACCAACGCCTATGGCAATGGAACCGGCAACTCATCGACCACATCTACCGTCGAGCCCCACCACCGCCGCCGGAACCACCTGAAGACCTGTTCGACTGAAAGGAATATATGGAAGGCATCATATGGAAAGGCTCACCGAACCATTACGACGGACGCCAAGGCAACAAGGTTGACCACATCACGTTGCATGTCATGGCCGGATATCTCGCCGGCACCGACAGCCTCTTCGCCAAAACAAGCGCACAGGCATCAAGCACATACGGAATCGGAGGAAACGGCGAGATCCACCAATATGTGTCGGAAGCGGACGGCGCATGGGCCGACGGCTCGCAGTCAAGCAACCTCCGGTCAATCAGCATCGAGCACCAGGGCGGCCTCGACTTCATCCCCTGCACCAAGGAATGCGTCGCGGCATCCGCCAGACTCTGCGCCGACATCGCGAAACGGTACGGCCTCGGCCGATTGGAGCGCGGCAAGAACATCTTCCTACACCGCGACATCCCACCGAGCACGCATCCCGCCTGCCCGGACCGGTGTCCAAACGGCCTCGACTGGCAGTCGGTCATCAACCAAGCGAATCAAATCAACGGATACGAAGGAGACGAAATGGCAAACGCCGGAGACGAAGTATGGAACTGGGCATACAAGCCAAACGGGAAAAACGCAACGCCAGGCGGCAACATGTACAACATGCTCACCTATGAATTGCCGTCTCGAATCTGCGCAAGCATCATGACCTACAACTACAGGGGCAGCGCGCCAGGCGGAAACGTATACAACGCCATCTGCTTCGAGATCCCGAACCGCATCGACAAACTCACCAAGACCATCGAGGCGCAACAGCAGCAGATCACCGCACTCACCGAAAAAATCGCCAAACTGGAAGGAAACTCATGACTGACACCACGGAAAACCGCCTGCCATCGACCGACACCACCGCGCGACTCGGCATGCTGCCGATCGATGGACAGACCTCACAAGGGGCCACCGTCACCGCCACCGATGATGATGTGGCCGAAGACATGCCGGCCACGACACCGAAAATCGACAGCGGGACGGTCTCAAGATTCCTCGTGCTCCTGCTCGCGCTCGTCAACCAGGCATTGACGATGTTCGGCCATCCGGTGCTCAACATCGATGACACGACCATCACGCAGCTCGTAAGCCTCGCATGGACAGCCGGCAGCGCCATCTGGTGCTACTGGAAGGACAACGACGTGACGAAGGCGGCTCGCACCAAGAAAGCACGGCTCTCGGCACGCCACGCGGCCTAAACGTCAAGTCTGACGGCAGCCGTTGCCGCACGTAAACGGCCATCGGGCATGGCCACGTAATGCTCTGTGGTCTCCACAGACTCATGGCCGAGCAGTTCGGCCACGACGAAGAGATCATGCGTCGTCGCATACGTCACCGTGGCGAATCTGTGCCTCAGCGTGTGTGCGCCGTATCCGTCTGGCAGCAGATGGCTGATGTGGTCGCCGACATATGATTCTTCGACGTGGCCTCCGAACCGGCCGGGGAACAGGTAGCCATGCGCGTCCATGATGATGCCGGCCAGATCATCCGGCAACGGCACTATGCGCTGCTTGTCGCCTTTGCCGCGCACGATCAATGACCGGCCGGCGCTGTCGGCCACCACGTCATCGCTGTGGACCCGCGCAATCTCGCCACGCCGCAGTCCGCACTCCGCGCCCAGCCGGATCATGAGTCTTTCCGACGGCGTGGCCATCTCCATCGCCGCAGCGATGTAACGGTCCGGGCATGGTCTGGGATGCGCGTGCGGCTTCTTCACCCTTGGCACGTCCAGACTCGGATCATCCGACCGTCTGCCGCTTTTATGCAGCCATCGGAAGAACGACGATATGGTGTTCCTGTATGCTTTGCGCGTCTCTGGTTTCCATTGTTGTCGCGCAAAGACCTGCACGATCTGCTCCGTGGTCACGTCTTTGGGGCCTGACGGCATGAGTAGCCATGATAGATGGATCATCTTGTATCGTCGGCTTTTGATGGTTTGTGCTGATAGGCCGGCCGCCCTAAGGGTGTCAGTCCACCCTTCGATGCTTTTGCGCCATGGGACCGGTGCGCTGATTTTGTTTCTCATGATCCATCATGGGCATCCTGATCTTCACGCGGCTAAACTGAGCTTGGATAAGCTCAGAAGCCCCATGGATTTGAACCTTGGACCTCTGGTAT